TTGTTGACCAAGATTAAATAAGGAAGAAGCACCGCCCATTAACGGCTGTGCAGCTTGACCTATTTGTGCTGGATCATAAGCACCAGCTTGTCCGTAGATATTGTTTTGAATATTCTGTAATCTAGGATCAATGGTATATCCTGCAGACGCAATTGTCCCATCAGGATTCATCGTAAAGTTAGATGAACCTAAATTAGTCTTTATACCAACAGGAGTAAATCTAGCTGCCTGAGCTGCTTGATCTGCTGCGTATCGTTGTGCGTCGGCTGATGTACTAGCGGCAGACTTTGCAGCCTGTCCTGATAGATATGAACCACCGATTGTTGCTGCGGCTGCTGCTGCGGCTCCCCATGGCATATTAAGTTCCTTCTTTCATAATTAATACCTCATCTACTTTATCTGGATTAGTTTCTTCTGTTGCATGAATACAAAACCATACTGCATCTTGCAACGCTGTAATGGAATGATGCACACCCTTATGTATAGTAATACAAGCAGGAGCAGTGTATTTTATTGCTTTTGTATCTGTTTTAACAATTACTTCACCTGAAGCTAAAATGCTTAAATGGTCGTACTCATGAGCATGACTTAAAGCAAAATAACCTTTAGGCAACATCATTTGTTTAGCGTACACTCCGCTAGAGAAATGGTGCTGTGTTCCTAAATCTACTTCAAAAGTACCTTGTAATTCTTTAAACTGTTCAGATACGGTGTGCATTTTTATCCTTAAACATCTCAGTACGAATACAAACAATCATTGCTATTCTGTCTGTATCACTATTGTTATCTACCCAGTGAGGATTAGAGTTATCAAACCACCAAGCCTGTCCTAGTTCAGGATCTATTACACCATCATCAAATCCAAAGACTGAACCTTTAGCATTTAGAATCGGTACATAAAACTTATCGTAATACTGGGCGTGCCACCCTGCATCTGTGTGTCTGGCTATGTGTCCGTTAGCAGGCAGTTTAGTAATTAAAACACCACCTAAACGCTCACCATCAACAACACGCATTAAATCAAAAACTACCTTTTTAACACTTGGTATCTTATCTATTACTGGATACCATATTGAATCATGTTCTGCTTCAAATCCTTCTAAACTACCTTTAGCTTCAAAAGGTCTTACATCGTTGTATCTTGCCCAGATGTCTTGCATTTGAGCGTGTGGTGAGTTAGTAAAAGTTCTTCTATATTCGTATTTATCAAACTCATCGTAGTTATCTAGTAGTTCTTTTTGTAACGGAAGAACATCTAAAGTACTACATACTAATTCATGGCTTGTAATCAAGCAGTACGCTTCCACATATTTACAGTAATGTAAGGTTGTAGGTTAGCGTTAGTACCAGAAACACCTTCTGTACTGTTTGTTGTTGCTACTGTAATACCTGTAGTGTTTGAGTTTGTTCCTACTCCGTTTGCGGAGCCAGAATCCGAATTTGATGGGTAGCTATAACTACCGCCAAGACGGGGTCCAATAAGAAAAGTATGTGCGTGTCCAGGATCAGTAACAGTAGAAGTTGCAGTATGAGTATGGCTTACAACAACGGCATTTTTAGAACCACCAGTTTCTTCTAATGTATCGAATGAAGCATCAGAAGAATCTAAACCAACAATAACTTTACCAGCACCAAAAGCTGTCCATGTACCAAACCCTAACAATGTAGCTGGGTTAGTAGACACTGAAGCATTAATGTAAATAGAACCTACAGGATACATAGCAGATAAAGCAGTAGTTACAAAAGCTGTAGTTGCTAATTGAGTTGTGCTTGTTCCAGAAGATGCAGTAGGAGCAGTAGGTGTCCCCAATAAAGCAGGACTAGAAATATCAGCTTTAGATGCAATCGCAGAAGCAATTGCTGTAAACTCAGTATCTAGCTCTGTACCTTTAACAATCTTACCTGAGTTACCAGTAGGAAGAGTATCCTTAGTTGTAAAATTAGTTGCCTTTGAATAATCAGACATTATATATTCTTTCCTGTTTTAATAGCTATATCTACTTTTTGAACAGACAATGGATACCCATTAATATCTGATTCAAATCCAATTTGTAATACTTTCCCAGATCCTGAAGCATTAAACTTTAATGTATCTAAAGCAATACCATTAGCGTATTCTGCTATTCCGTACTCGCCAGTTCCATACTCAGCTACAGTAATAGACTTTAAAGTAAGTGTACTACTATTATAGTTGTTAGTGTAATCAAAGCCCCACTTAATAGAAATAACTTGATTACTACCACCAATAACAACTAAGCCTAACTTTTTAAGAATCTTAATAGCTGTAGGTTGTTCAAAGTCAAAATAGTTAGTATAGTATGACCAACGATAACTAGATGTATTGTCTTGGTATCCAGTATATTTACCTAAATACCCTGTCGTACCGATATATAAGTCACGGTTTTCTAACACACAGAAAGAACGTGGATTAATGTTTTTCCAAATAGTTGTTCTTGCTGCACCGTTCTCTAAAACACCACGAGTGTCAAAGCAATAAGTAAAACCTACGGACGGTAAAGATAATAGATAAAAAGCATCTGTTGCATAATACACAGCTTTAATATTCTTTAATGTCTCAGTTGCTACGTTAGCAATTAAATCATCACGTACATTCTTAGACACATCACGAAGTGGCATTGATTTCTCTTGAATCAAACGACCAAGAGACTGTACACCAGTTTCAGATAAGAACATAATATCTGAACCAAAGACAGACGCTACTGAATCACGAGCAATACATCCCACACCTTTAATAACATCTTGTAATGCCATTGTTGCTGGATCTTTAGGATTAGCATAAACTAAAATAGTTCTATTACACATAATAATTAAGAAACCATTATGTGCTGCTAATGCTACGATACCATCCCCAGTAGGGATAACAGTACTGATGTCTAAATAACCTGAAGTACCTGTAGTAAAATTAGAGGGATCTTGTAGGTCACTAAAGTAAACAGTTTGATTATCGCCTGTTATGTTAGCAGTCCACAATCGTCCATAAGCTGTTATTGCACAGTTAGGTAAAAATGTAGTTACAGAATATCCTGTAGGTAGAGTACCAACATCACCTAGTCTTTGAAACCCATAAGCACCAGTATGATTGTGTGTTGCATTACCTAATTTATGGTAAACCAAGACTGGATGAGCTGCTTGAACAAACACAGCATGAGCAGAAGTATTACCACTTTTGTTAAAAGGCATACCAGCAACTTGCCAGTTGTCATCACTAATAGTATATGCAGTTGTTCCTGTACCAGCAGCATCAACAACTGTTGTGTCTACGGCTGCTGTTAGCGTTGTTGTACCAGTATAAATCTTATTGCCAGCAGCACTAAAGACTACATTACCATCAGACTTAACAAACTCAAATACAGTCTTAACTGCTGGACTAGACGTAATTGCTGTTGTATTTACTTTTGTCCAGCCTTTACGAGCACCAATACGACCATATTTATCAATGACACAGTTAAAAGCTTCTAGTGCATATCCGCTTGTGAGCTGTACTGAAGCATCTTGAATATCAAGACCAGAGAATCCTGGAGCTTGTATCGACCCTGTTATTAGAGCTTCTGCCATTAATCAGTCCACTCACCTTCTTCAAGATAACGACCACTCTCTAGAGTAATAGCATCACTTAAAGATTGTTTATACATTGCAAAAGCTTCATTAGAAGCAATACCGCCATCTTCACCACGTTCACCCATTGCACGGGCTAACGCATTAAATATGACTGGCTCTGAAGGAATCAACAAAGCATCTGAGTTAGCAGATAAAGCAACTTGTGGTTTAATGATATTAAAACGAAGATTATAAACACCATTAGGAATAGGGTATAAGTCTACCTGTGTATCTCCGTTAGCGTCAGTACCGTTAAAGTTATAGTATATTGGAGCGCCTGTTTGTGCTGTTTGAAGTAAAAACAATTTATTCATCTGAGCCGAGGTTTGTAACCTTAGCATATTATCACTAGTATCGTCAATTACATCCAGCACACGAAAGCGTTGACCTGAACCAACTAATACATAGTTAAATATATCTGCACCAGTTGTAGCAGATAAAGTATCTGATAAAGCATTCCAGTTATAAGCATCTTCACATTGACGCTTAGCATCATTAACAAATTTACCAATAAGTTTTGAATAAGAGTTGTCTGATACAGAAGAGACCTCGTTCTCACGAAGTCTAATCAGTACATCATTTACTAACTGTAGGTAGGTCGGGGATGCCATGGTGTCCTTATATTAACACAATTTATACTAAATGTCAAGGTTTTTATTTGTCAATATATGACAGTTTACGAGTAAATCCGAGTACCAGCTTTGTCTATAATCAAAGCCTGTTTACGTGGTAATGTAGAGAAGCCATTAGGAACGCTTATATGCGTCCATGAATTGAATTCTCTGATGATCTGGTCGTACCCTATGTCCGAAGCTATAATCGCCTTCACGACCTCATCTGGGGTCATTCCAGGGACTCTAATGTCAGCAGCACAGCCGATACGATGCTGGCTAGTATCTTTAGATCCTACAGCATCATTAACCTGTTTAGATCTAAAAGCAGAGTTAATCATAATAGGCTTACCACCTAGTACTTCTTTAACTCTTTCTAACATAGTTGCTAAACGACCTAAGTTAGCACGTTCTTGCTCATTAGGAGTATTGTCAAACTCACGATGATCTGTATGAGTTAACTCTTCAAGAGTAAAGTGTTCACTTACGTTCATTTAGCTCTATTCCTTAGTTCTGTAACCTTCTCCAGCGTACGTGATCCGAAGTATGCTCCAAATACAAGCATTCCCCAGTTTCCTAAGAGAGTTACGTAGGACTCGTTAGCATTCAAGCCAAAGGCAGACATCATAGCAAAAACAAAGTAACCACCAAGGATGGCTATAAGAGCCATTGGTCTAATATTCTTAGATAGCCAAGAGTCAGAAGACATATCCGCTTTCCAGCGATCTGAGACGTTGTTCTGTTCATTCATATCAGCTTGAATGTCAGCAAGTCTACCTTCTTGAGCTAACTTAGCTAAGTCTAACTGTGCTTGTGCTTTTTGAGCAGGGTCAGGAATCAGCTTATCAACTAGCTTCATTCCTACACCAATGATGTCATCTATTCCAAACATATTATCTCCACATTCCCCAAGTACATTCGTAAGCAACCCATGCAGCAAATAGATAACACAACAACATTACACTTCTCATAACTCTTCTATCGTGCTGTTCTAAATACTTATCTTGTCGTTCTTCCCATTGCTTTCTAGCTTTAATACCTTGTATCTCTTCCCATGCACGGGAACCATATTTATTAGTAATCTGTTCTTGTATCTTGTATTCAGATTGTTTTGCTATTAAAAGTCTTTGCCACTCATCTATTGCTTCAATAATAGTAGTAGTGTCAGGATTAACTTGTCTAGATTTTTTCCTTGCATCAGCCCTATCTTTTACTGCTTTATCAACTTCATTTAATACACCATCAATTGCTTTACTTAATTCTTGTGATGCTTTAACAGACTCATTTATTGAGCTAGTTACTTGTTTAACTCCAGCAGTAATTCCGAATGGATCTGGCATTCAACTTAACAATCCCACTTCTTAAGTGCTAAGGATTTCCGAGTAGGTCTGCCTTTGTCATCTTTCATAGGACCTTTAACTCCTTCCATACGAGCACAGAAGCTTTTGCGTCTACCAGCAGCTTTGGGAGACTTTGCAGCTTCCTTAGCAGACACTGGTGGCTTTAGTTTAGAACCAGTAGTCTTGTTATAATAGTCTCGACCTTTTTGATTGAGACCACCTTCAGGGTTCTGATATACCTTCTTAACCATTATTTCTTCTTCTTTGCTGTTTTAGCAGAGTCTTTAAATGCTTTAGCAGTAGGAGAACCCTTAGTTCCGGGTTTACGCATCTTCTCTCCAGATCCTTCAGCGATACGACGACGTTTAGCAGCGATATTGGAATAGAGTCCTTGCTTCATTATCGACCTCTGCCAGCAGACTTCTTCATTGGCTTCTTAGCCATGCCAGCTTGACTCATGGCAATAGCAATAGCTTGCTTACGAGACTTAACTACAGGACCAGTCTTAGAACCAGTATTTAATGTACCTGCTTTGTACTCGTGCATTACTTTACCAATTTTAGCTTGTTGCTTTTTAGTTTCTTTCATGATTTATCCTTATAGAAGTTCAGTTACAGATAATGTAGAAGATGTTACACCAGAGTCTTTAATAACAGCAATCTTGTCTCCAGGATTTACTTTTACAAAGAAAACACTATTAGTAGGACACATAGGACTTGTTGTGATAGATGCAGTAGGTGCTGTTCCAGTTGCAAAGTGGCAATGACCTAAAGATGCAGCAACACGAATCATAGTGGTGTTTGCACCAAAGGCTGTTGAAGCTACGCTAGAGTTTGTAACAGTAAATACTTGCGTTGTTCCTAAAGCAGGAACTCCGTTAGCTACTCCGTTAGGATCTAGTTGAAATGTACTCATAATATATCCTTAAGTAAGTGTTAATAAATAGAGTGTTTCAAGATATTGCCCTACTATCTCATCAATAATATTTTGTATTGCAGTGTCTTCTTTAGGTACAACATCATAACGGGCTTTTTCAATCCAATCTAAATGTTTTTTAAGAACTGTCACAGCGTTTTTAGTATATGTATCTTTTTCTTCCATTGTCGGAACTTCGATACGTCCGTTCCGCCCTTGATATTTTTCTACTAAAGAATCAGTTAGCTCTAGAATATTGTCATAGAATTCGTTGAGTGTTTTGTGGTGTGCAAAACTAATTGTATTCCAGTGTTGACGATGGGCTGTATCTCTGGAGAGAAGCAGTAGTGCAATTAATTTACCAAACATAGTAGCCTTAGAAGTGTTTTAAAATCCAGTCTTTGAAGACTGTTAAGAATATACCAATACCTGAAGCTAAGAAAGCTACTCCACCGAGGAAGCCTTTATAACGCATCATCTCATCACGAACTGCATGAATACAGTCTAGTATCTCTTTCTGGCTAGCTTGTAGCTTTTCTACTTCAGCTTCTAACACAGCGATACGCTCTATAGAATCAGTCATGAGCCTACCAACGCTTTTACTTCGTCTTGGGTTAAACCAAGTGCAGTTAGTTTAGCTAGTGCAGAAGTTCTAGTATCAATATCGGTTTGTGCGTCAGCTTGTGCTTGTGCAGTTACCGCTTGCAAGTCATAAGCTACTTCATTGCCGTTAGCATCGTATGCAATATCCCCCACTGTACGAACTGCATTAGGGTAAATTTTATAAATTGCTGAAGGAATATCAATCATGCCGCAATCTCCATAACTGTAATAGTTGACGTAGTAGTGCCACCAGCATTTTCATTTACTTTAACAGTTCCAGTGTTTCCAGCATTTGCAAATTGCACTTTATAAGTAGTTGCAGAAGTAGTTGCTGGTGAATCTAAATAAGTGGTAGAACTACTACCAATGGAATTAAATTGCGTTGTTCCATTATAAGAAGCAATGTCCTCAAAATTTAAAATGTTAGTTGAGTTTCTAAGAAGTCGTAAACCTAAATAAGTATTTGTATTATTTTTTCCACAACCATTCATGTTAACAAAAACAAGAATTTTGCTTGTAGTAAACTTTGGAGTAATAGAAACAGTTAAACCAGTATCAGCATAAGTTGACGTTGTTGAACTTACTGTGGTTGCATAAGTAGCATTAACCACTTGCAATACTAAATTGTCTGAGCCGCTAATAGTTACTGACATAATTAAACTCTAGCTTTAAGACTACGCAAACCAGCTAAAGTTGTAGCAGTATCTGCTAAAGTTGTTACATCACGCAGTCTTTGTTTCTCAGCAACGATAGCAGTAGTATCTGCATTAGCTTCTTGTGCTCGCTGAAACGCTACATCCTGTGCTTGTAGTAAAGGCTCACGCTCTGCTCTTAAACGCTTCTTAGTGATATCTTTAGCTTTAGCTAAGCTCACAGTAACTACTCCATCAGCTAGTTCCCAAGCATCAAAGAAATCATTGTCTGTTGGTAGGTCAGAAGTATTAACAATTAAAGAACCAGCAGGGGTATCTTTTTCTTTAACAGCTTCGATTGAGATTTCGCCAGTAGGGATGCAAACAGATACACCGCCATCTTCGTTAGTAAAAATAATTACTTGTGACATGATATTTCCTTAATTAAGAACCAAAAACTGCAAAAGCTATGTTTGCACCAGAGGCTAAATTTACTGCTGAATTATTTTCGTAATGATACATACTAAAACTTGTTGTATTTTGAGTATTAGATAAATTGCTTACAGCATTGTAAGTACTGTTTCCACCTTGACCAAAAGAAACAACATAATAAATATTAGTCATAGCAGTTGTAAAGTTTACAGTCCAAAAACCTGCACTTGTATATGTAATGCTAGATATATTAAAAGAATTATTAATTGTAGGAGTAGCACTTCCAGAAAAATTAGCCCAAGCCTTTGCAGAACCTTTAATTGGATTAGTTGCAGAAGTGCTGTTAGTGCCGTCTGATAGTGTTGATATTGTTAGTGTGCCAGCCATGATTTATCCTTATGAACTTTGTACCGAAACGCATACATATTTTGGATTGTATCTAGTATTTGTCCAATCAGAAACAAAAAATCTAAATGCTGAAGTAGTTGGTGCTTGTTCTACTGTTCCAGCATAATTAGAAAACAAATTTATATTTCCCATATTTTGACTAGCATAACTTGGGCTTACACTTGCTGTAACTGCATAATTTATATTAGACATAGCAGTTGTAAAGTTTACTGTGTAATCTCCTGTAGTATTTACTGTAATAGAACTTACATTAAAACTTCCGTTAATAGTTCCAGTAGACCCAGCAAACTGCACCCATGCTTTAGCAATACCAGTCATGCCGTTTTGAGTGGCAAGAACTCCGCTACTGTCGTTTAATGTCGAGATTGTAAGTTTGCCAGCCATGATTTATCCTTAAACGATAACCCACACAGCACCAGTTTCAACTGTTACTGTATAAGTAGAACTAATGGTAATTGGACCAGCAGATAAACCGTTGTTACCAGCAGTAACAGTTACATTTTCTGAAATGGTGTTTGCGTTATAAGCAATAGCTTTAGTAGCAGCAGAGCCAAAGTATTGACCACCAGCTACAGCCGCAGTAGTTACTGCAGTAACTAAACCCTTAGCATTGACTGTGACTACAGGAATAGCAGAAGAACTACCATATGTATTTGCAGCAACACCTGAGTCATTTAAAGAGATAGCAGGAGTAGTGCCGCCACTAGAAGCTATCGGAGATGTTCCTGTTACAGATGTTACACCTGATGCTGGTAAAGCTGCTGATGTCCACGCTGTTCCGTTACCAGTAATAACATAATTATTAGTTGGTGTAAGTCCTGCAATAGTAGCTAAGTCAGCATCATATGCTTGTACATTAGTACCAATAGCTAGTCCTAGGTTAGTTCTCGCAGTAGATGCAGAAGTTAAATCAGAAAGATTGTTTGCTTTACGTGCAAATAAAGTCGTATCAATTGTAGCTGCAGAAGCAGCAGCGTTAGTAGCAGAAGTAGAAGCAGAACTTGCTGAGGAAGAAGCAGAACTTGCACTAGCTGCAGCAGCATCAGCATCAACCTGAGCTTCTACAGCTAAGGTACGAATTAATAAGGCTTCACTAGAAGAATCTGCAACAGCATCACCAGCTCCACCAGAACCACGATAGATAGCCATTATTCAGCCTTAGATTTAGCTACTGTTTTCTTTTCTTTAATTTCTACAACAGGTTTAACCTCTTCAAGGACCTCTGCGTAATCTGGATGTTGACGCATTGCAACAATATCGTGATCTAAGTCAAATTCTACAGTATTGCCTGTTTGATTACATTTGAATAATGCCATATTATATCTCCACAGTTTAGTTTAAGGCTTTTGGTAAAGCACTAAAGTAAACTGCCCCACTCTTTTGAGCAGGGCAGAACCTAGTTTCTAGGTATTAGGCTGGAACAGCTAATGCAACAGCAGAACCGTCACGCAACTCTTTAACACCGTAGATTGTGTCTGCAGTGAACAAGTTACCGAGGTACTCTTGTTTGTATTGAGTCTGTGAACGAACAGCCATTTGCTCAGCTAAAACTGCGAAGTCACGATGACCTAGCAATGCAATACGAGCAGCGCCTGAACCTGATGTTGTATCAGCGTTAGTAGAAACGAATACTGGAATACCATATACGTTACCAATTTCTCCTGAACGGATTGTGTTATTACCACCAACTTCACCAACAAACGCTTGCTCAGTGAAACGAGCGATACCCATTAAAGTGTTACGTGTTGAAGGTGGGACGATCAAAAAGCGACCATCCATTGGAACATCGCTATCATCCAAACGCTGGATTGAACGACGGATTGCTGCATCGGTTAAAGCTGCTTCGTTGTTAGAAGCTGCAACATACGCAGTTGTACCATTTGAACCGAGATAAGCTGTGTCATAAGCAGCAGTACCTGCACCACCGTTAACACCACGACCTAATTGGATTAAAGATGTGTCTACTTGACGAGCCAAAGCGTAACCAGCGTCATCAGTGTAGAACTGACGCATAGAAGCCAAAGCCTGTACATCAACGATATCTTCGATCAAGATTGAATACTCAAAATGCTTGTCAATCAATACGTTGATTTCAGTCGCTGTATCTGTGTTCAGTGTTACTTGAGTAGATGCAGCTTTTGCGTTAGCAGTGCCACGACCTGGTTTAGGGATGTGGAGTGTATCACCTTTTTTGCCTTTGAAAGACAATTTCTTGATGAGGTTAGCAAGAACTAAGTTCTTTTTGTAGGTCGCAACTACTTCGTCGGACCAGATTTCTGGGATAAACTTATCGCCAGTTGTTTTTGTTTGATGATCTGTACCTAAAGCCATTTTAAAAATCTCCTAAAATTAAATTAACGGACTCGACCCTCGGCATAAGCAGCATGAATTTCATCTTGCATATCATTATACCTATTAGGATCAGTCATTCTTAAACGAATTAAATCGACACGTTTATAAACAGGTTTGCCTACTTCCCCAGTACCGCCCTTTTGTACTGCTGCTGATCTAAGTTGCTGCGAGCGTTTCTGCTCTTCACCTTTAACTAAATTAGCGTCTGCTTGTTGAGATTGTTGAGCTCTTGTACCACGGATAGCGGTAAAGGTTTCAAGCAATTCTTCTGCAGAATCAAAATCAAAGTTATTAGCTTTAGTAAATAAATCAATGCGTACTCTAGAGCCTTTTACCCAAGTCAAGAAATCATCAGAGTTTACAATCTGTTGAAAGTCTGGGAACTTAGTGGCTAGTTGTACTTTGCCTTGTTCTAGTCTTTGTGCGTCCGCTTGCTCTTTAAGCTGGCGAACAACAGGGTTGTTTGCTACTGCGTGATTTACTGCCTTGTCAGGATCAGCAAAGTAATCTATATCGTTATCTTCTACACGGGGCTGCGTGTCTTGCTTAGTTGTATTGAGTTGTTGCTTGATTAACTCATCAGCTAGTTTACGAACTTCACCAACTTCCTGAGCCTGTCGTCCAATTAGCTTTTCAGCCTCTTGGTGCATCTTCATGATTTCGTCAAAGGATTTACCTTTATACTTATCAGGAACTACAGATTCAGTTTCTTGTCCTTCTGGTGCAGTTGCCGAATTTGAATCGGTTGCCTCAGTAATGGATTGGTCTAAGCTTGCAATACTGCCTTGGTCATCTTGCACTTCAATTAATTCAGCCATGTGTTTTCCTGTCGTAAAGATTGTAGGATGTTTTTAAAATAACTCGGTGGTAACGATCACCACTTATGAGCCATGTTCGGCATTTTGTCTCTTCTCCTGTTGCAGCTTCTCAGCTCTAACCCTAGTCCATCGGTCATACGCACCGACATATAGCCCACTAAATGGCTCTAAATAGATACCAGTGGGGGAGATGATACGAGTTGCCATCTCGTCACATTCACGACACTGAGAAGTTTTTACCGTTTCATCAACGAACTGCTCAGTAACATGATCTTGGTTACACCTAAACTCATATAATCGTCTAGGCATCGTCTGTTTCTTCTTTTTGTAGTTGGTCGTATACTTCGGAACTAGCGTCTCTAAGGTTTTTGAGCCAATTAAGAATACTTAGCTCACCTTTTTTAAACTGCAGTTGTTGTTCCGTGTCTACACCAGCTAAGGTGTCTGTTGAGTCCATCATTATTTGTACATCTTCAACTAAGTCCACCCATCCTCGGGTAGCCATCATTGAAAACCTATTTTCATAATAGTCTTGTAGTTCTTTTTGCATTTCTTTGTCCTTTGTCAAGGGAGAACTGTGATATGTTGTAAATATACCACAGTTTTGTTATTTTGTCAAGGACTTTTTTTGAAATTTTAGGCGTCTACTGCACCAGCATAATCAGTAAAGGTCTTTAATACTCCATAGATTGCAGGGATTAAATCACCTTTCAAGTCCTCAATCGCAATGTAATGAGCATTTTCTTTAACTGTAGCCATGTTGCCATGTCTTGCTTCTTCGTTGTAGTAAATAGCTACTTGCACTTGGATTTGGTCTTTTGTACCAAAAAAGTTAGTGATTCGTGCGTATGCTTGTGGGGCTGGTACACCAAATTGAGTTGATGCTAGGTTAAGTTTTAATGCCATGATTGCTCCTTAGTAAGTCATTTCTGTTGTACGGATTTGGCAAACTGTACGAATAGTCGTACTTGCTTGCCCTGTAAAAGTAACTCTTAAACCACCATTAGTTGTATCTGCTGTAACTGCTATTGTCCATGTTGCCGCACCAACATCAGCAAAGCCTGAAACAACTGTAGGAGTTCCAACAAGGGCAGTAGTTCCTACACCAGCACCTCGTTTAATTACTCCTTCAATACTCCATCCTTTAGTATCTCCACCGCCAGTAACTCCTGATACCACTTCACCTCTAAAATAGTAAGCAGAGTTGTTAGGTAGTATTACTTGATTTGTTCCGCTTGCGGCTGATGAATTTGAGCGTAATGCTGTAGCTGTAGCATCGGTAGTTGCCGCACCAATAACAAGTAAAGCTGATTGTGAATTTCCAGAAGCATTACCAACAGGTTGATTACAAGCAGAAAAAGCATGATTTCCAACAATAGAACGAGTTGTGCCAAAAACACCACCTGAAACAAATGAATAATCGCCTGAAGCGGCATGACCATAACCATTTATAACAGATGCACTATTTCCACTTGCAACATTACTTTGACCGCTTACAACTAATGATAATTGAGAGGTGCTTGCAATATTAGAAATTCCACCACCCACAACACTCCAAGATGAAGAAGCAGTATTTCCTCTACCACCACCAACAAAACTCCAATCCCCACTAGCCACATTCTTATTAGCCGCAGTTCCAGCATCACCACCACCACCGATAAATGAATAACTACCAGTTGCTGTGTTATTACCACCGCCTACTACTACTCCATGAGGGGTATAGAAAGATAGAGTGCTTGTAGATGAACCTGATGCGGCAACTGAAAGAGTTAAAGCAGTTCCGCTAATGGCGGCTACATAAGTAAATGAAGCTATACTTGTACCAGTAATTAATTGACCGACTTTAATGTTAGCGTTACTGCCTGACAGAGTAACAGCAGTAGTAGCGTTCATTGTGCCACTTTGGGTGGTTACAGCAGAATTTGATGTAGTAGAATTTAAATATCCATTACCGACAAAGCCGTAATAACCACTAGCAATATTGCTTAAGCCGCCAACAGAACTTGAAAACAAACCACTAGCAGTATTAGAATTTCCGCCACCTACAAAAGAATCTTGTGCTGTTGAATTATTATTTCTACCACCAGCTATTGTTGTGCCATTAGATGTTGATGCAGTATTGTTTGCACCGCCACCAATAACAGAAAAAGATGAACTTGCAACTTGAGTAGCACCTGCACGACTAGTCTGCCAATCAACAGCATTAGCACCCCTAGCATTACCACCTGTAGCAGTAGAATCAGTTTTTTGGGCTTGTAAAGCACCTGTACCTAATGGCGATAAAACTAATGGTGTATTTGTACCACCAGTAGCTTTTATCATTGGGTAACTAGCATCACCTGTAACAGTTACAAAAGTAGTTGAACCGTTAGCTAATGTTGCTGTACCAGAACTTGTTAAA